TCAATCTCCTTCAATTGGTTCATACGGTAGAACTTCGTCAATGGTTTTTTCAAGCCTTCTAAAATCAGTTATTGGATAAAATCTCACCAGATCCTCATGGAAATTTTGAATCTCCCGTTTTCTCAAACGTTCTACTGCTTTATCAGCTTCTTCATCATTTATTATAGGATAATCAAGGGTCTTAAGTAATTGCCATGAAATTGGTTTAGTAAGAGTGAAAGTTTTAATCAAAGTGGGACAGTATGAGCTATTTGTCATTTGCTTATATGTGGCTTTTGGAGGGATTACTACATTAATAGCTAAATCACTGTGCTTTATAGATGTTATTTTAGTGGAGCGGTAAGCGATACCGATTATTGGTGACTTTTCTTTCCTGCTTATCCATTGCATTAATATGTTGGGGATTATATATTCTTGAGTGAATGCGGCATCCGGTTGTGTTTTTATATAATTACAAGCTATTATTAAAGGCCATAAGCAAAGGTATGATATTAATATTTCTTCAGAGGTTGTTCTAAAAATGTCATCTTTTCTAAGTGAAAGTGATGAATTTAATAATTCTGAGGCGAAATTCAATATAAGTTTTTCATTCCCCGTTGGTTCAGATTTAAATGCTGATATATAGAGTTTATCAAAATCAGGTTTGCCCATCTCTTGCCAACAAATATATAAAGATGTTCCAAGATACAAGCAAGGTAATCCAGCAACAGAGTAACGCTGCGCATTCACTAAGTGTCTTAACTTGAAAGGGATGTGGAAAAGTTCGTTTCTTTTCTCGATAAATTTCTCAGATTTTCTTACCCTATAGAGAGGGTTAGAATGATTACAGATGTCATTAAGATCTATGCATATATTTTTTAAATGCTGGTTTTTGCTTGTTCTATTGAATGTCTCATCAAAAAGATCATAAGCTGCTTGAATGTCTCCTGATAAAAAATACTCAAGGCAATCACTAACCGTATCTCGAACATCATAAATAGTATTTATGTACCCTCTCAGTTTCTTCATTGCTGCTTTGTCAGTAGCATATTTATTTCTTTCTATACTTGCAACTGATGTATGATTTTTTAAAATTTTTATATAATTATCGCACTTTTCATTGAAGTCTTGAATTATATCGTTGTTTACATTTTCATTTTTACAGGGAGGGGTTATTTCAGTGCAGCTTCTTAAAGAACTAAATAAGCTTCTATAACCATTACCATTATTTTTTATTTCCATAGCCTTCTAATCCTGTAATTGGGTTTTTTGTAATAGCATCTTCTAAATGGTCAGGCGCAAAGTGGGCGTATACCATTGTCATTTTTATATCGGAATGGCCTAAAATATCACGGAGCACCAGTATGTTTCCTCCGTTCATCATAAAATGGCTAGCAAACGTATGACGTAGTACATGTGTGCACTGTCCTTCCGGCAGATCTAAACCAGCTCGTTTAACAGCGCGTTCAAAGGCTTTTCTGCACGGAGTAAATAATTTACCTCTTTTCTTAGGTAGTTCATCGTAGAGTACTGATGAAATCGGCACCGTTCTGTTTTTTTTACCCTTTGTTTTGGTGTAAGTGATCCGGTATTTCGATAACTGGTGGCCCTGCAAGTTTTCCGCTTCACTCCATCGTGCCCCAGTAGCCAAGCATATTTTTGCAATCATCAACAGGCTGGGGCTTTGAGAATCAGCACAAGCATCAAGCAGGCGTTTAATTTCGTCCGTGGCTAGGAACGCCAGTTCCCCCTCTGCGATTTTGAATGTTGGCAGTCCGGCGAGCGGGTTAGGCGCTGACCAGTGACCCAGCTTTTTAAGGGTGCCAAAAACGGATGATAAGTTACGCTGTTCCAGGTTTACCGTGCGAGGCTTTACTGGCGACATTAGCCCACCGTCTTGGTTACGTACCTCACCTTTTAATCGTGCTTCACGATATTTGGTAAAATCACCGGCTGTTAACTCAGAAGCGACGGGATCGCCCAGTCCATTGCAGATAATGTTCAGTTTCGCCATTAAGCGCTTGGGGTCTGCGAGCGTCTGGCCATAAAGGGAGTGCCACTGCTCAATCAATTCTGATAAATGCCGCCGATCTTCCTTTTCACCCAGCCACGGCTTTTTGTTCACTTCATCCATGGTGAAGTTTTCGAATGCTACAGCCTCGCCCTTAGTCGCAAATTGCTTGCGCACGCGTTTGCCGTCACGCCCGTTCGGGTAACATTCGCACAACCATTTTCCGTTCGGCTGCTTTCTAATCGTCATGGTTAGATGCTCTTGATGACTTTTACTGCGCGGCCAACTACCTCTACATCATCTACAGCGCACTCAAAGGATGCTTCATCCTGGTGAACCACAATTTTATTACCAGGAATACGAGCTATCTTAACGAAGCTTTTAACGCCGTCGATGTCTACCAACCAATAACCATTGCTGATTTGTTTCACAGACGTATCCACAACGAAACTATCACTAGCTGTTTTTACAAAAAGAGAGTCGGAAGATTCACTATCCAGCAGTCTGCTATCGAGAAGGATTTCATCACACGATTGCAGCTCGCCGTTCTTCAGCTCAGCATGTTTGATACTGGGAGCAACGATTTTAGAAAGTGGTCTTACCGTGACGGAAGTTTCGTTTTTGAGATTCTTTTCTTCGTTCTCACTCGCATACATATCCCCTTGACCGGTAGCCAGCCATAGAAGGGATGTTCCTGTTTCAAGGGCGCATTGAATTACCCACTCAGCGGGGAAACTATCTCTTAAGTATCTGTTAGCCATAGTGCTTTTAGATACGTCCAAATGTTCGCAGAGTTGCTGACGTGAGCTGAAATTATAGGCCTTAATCAGCCTGTTGATTGCATCACGGCCACCACTATCATTCCCTGCCTTGATTAAACTCATAATCAAACCTCTTGACGCATATAAAAAGTGATCTTAATATCCGCTTATGGTTTGAAAAGCAAAACCAAACCACATAAAACGAGATGAAACGAAAACAAACTAAGAGATACTGCACTATGAGCACAGATATTTCAATTCGTGTACCAAAAGAGATGGCTACGCCTGCAGAGTTCGCGGAATGGGAAGGCATTTCCCGCGGCTCTGTTTATCAAAAAATTCACCATGGCCAGTTGGCTAAATACATGGTTAAAAAGGAGAAAAACAAGGGGCGCGTATGTCTTCGTTACTTGATGTACAAAACCGATCAGGTTCGTGAGTCCCTTGGCCATTCCAACTTCCGCGTTGTTGTTGGTCAGTAAGTTCAATTATGAGAACTTTCGAAGAGGCTCACATGTTTGATTATAAGATTTCCAAACATCCGCACTTTGATGAAGCCTGCCGCGCTTTCGCACTGCGTCACAATATGGCGAAGCTGGCCGACCGTGCAGGCATGAATGTCCAGACGCTGCGCAACAAACTGAACCCGGAGCAACCACATCAACTAACGGCGCCGGAAATTTGGATGCTGACTGATATCACTGAGGACTCCACGCTGGTTGATGGGTTTCTGGCTCAAATCCATTGCCTGCCATGTGTGCCGCTGAACGAAGTAGCCAGCGAGAAAATGCCTCATTACGTTCTGAATGCTACAGCAGAGATCGGTCGCGTTGCAGCAAGCGCTGTTTCTGGCGAACACCAGACAACAACGGAACGCCGCCAGGTTATAGAAAGCATCAATTCTGTTACTCGTTTGATGGCACTTACAGCTGTTTCCCTACACGCGCGCCTTCAGTACAACCCGGCAATGGCAAGTGCTGTTGATACAGTGACGGGCCTCAGCGCGTCTTTTGGTCTGATATGAGGTGCTCATGCTTAATAAAGAACCCTCATTCGCATCACTTTTGGTTAAACAAAGCCAGGGTATGCACTGCGGCCATGGCTGGATTATCGGGAAAGATGGCAAGCGCTGGCACCCGTCCCGTTCTCAGGAAGAACTACTGGCAGGGCTGACCACTACCAAACAGGTGAAACCATGGCTATTGAAGGTACTTCTGCGACTGTTCCACTAAGCCCGGGTCAACGGCTTGAAGGACTGAACCATATAGCTGAATTAAGGGCGAGCGTGTTTGGTCTGAATATTGAGCCAGAGCTTGAAAGGTTCATTAAAGATATGCGTGACCGTCGCGATATAAACCATAAACAAAATGAGCGTGCACTGGCTGCCATATTCTTTATGGCAAAAATTCCGGCAGAACGTCACGGCGTCAATATTAGTGATCTGACTACTGACGAAAAGCGGGAACTGGTTAAAGCAATGAATCATTTTCGTGCAGTGGTGAGCTTATTTCCCAAGCGGCTAACCATGCCGAATTAACCCACAACAGAAATTAATGGCGTAAACCCGCCGGGCATTCTTTTGCCCAAATTCAGGAGAGAGAACAATGCAGAAAGAATTACGAAAAATGTTTGTAGCCGAAACCGATTCGCTTATGGCTGTGATCGATATTGCCAAACGTGAGGAGCGCAAAGGCCGCGCGCTCGCAGTTTCAATCCGCCTTGAGGCGCTGGCAACCCACATCACCAACAAAGGGTTAAACGGTATTGAAGCAGCTGAACTTCTGCGCTGCGAAGCAACCCGCTACGAAAACGAATCTCAGGAGCTCCACTAATGGCTGACTCTATGGACCTCGTACAACAGCGCGTTGAAGAAGAACGCCAGCGCCACATCCACACTGCCCGCAACAGAGCGCCGGGCGTTTCCCGTGTGCTTTGCATCGAATGCGATGCGCCGATCCCTCCAGCTCGCCGCCGCGCTATTCCGGGCGTGCAGTGCTGTGTGACCTGTCAGGAAATCGTTGAGCTGAAAGGGAAGCATTATACCCGAGGCGCGGTGTGAGCTTCGGAGCCAGTCACTGATGTCTGAATTAATAAAAGACAAAGGCGGCCCGACCGTGGCCGCTGGGGCTTTTCCATGGAACGGCCCGAAAAAAGCAATAAACCCCTATCTGGACCCGGCGGAAGTAGCGCCGGTTTCTGCGCTTTCAAACCTGATTACTCTCTATGCTGCGGATAACGAGCAGGAACAGCTGCGCCGCGAAGCCCTGAGTAATGAGGTCTGGGAACGCTATTTCTACAATGAATCCCGTGATCCTGTTCAGCGGGAAATGGAGCAGGACCAGCTGATAAGCCGCGCCAAAATGGCCCGCGAACAGCAGCAATTCAATCCCGATCTGGTCATTGTTGCTGACGTGAGCGCCCAACCGGCGCACATCAGTAAGCCGCTGCTTGAACGGATTAAATATTTCGAGGGCCTGGGCAAGCCGAAGGCATATTCCCGCTATCTGCGTGAAACCATCAGGCCGTGTCTTGAACGCCTGGAGCGCGTGCGTACCAGCCAGGTTTCTGCGTCATTCCGTTTTATGGCGAGCCACGACGGGCTGGAGGGCTTGCTGGTCCTCCCGGAAATGAACCAGGAGCAGGTCAAGCGTTTATCTGCCCTGGTGGCGGCACACATGAGCATGTGTCTGGATGCTGCCTGCGGTGAGCTGTTTACGGATGAAGACGTTACGCCGGAAGAGATCCACCGGTCATGGGAAAGGGTGGCCGCTGAGGCCATGCGCCTTGATGTTATCCCGCCTGCTTTCGAGCAGCTGCGCCGTAAAAAGCACCGCCGTAACCCGGTCCCATACGAACTTATTCCGGGCTCGCTTGCCCGTATGCTTTGTGCGGACTGGTGGTATCGCAAGCTGTGGCAGATGCGGTGTGAATGGCGGGAAGAACAGCTGCGCGCTGTCTGCCTGGTTAACAAAAAGGCATCCCCGTATGTCAGCTATGAGGCCGTGATCCACAAACGCGAACAGCGCCGCAAATCCCTGGAGTTTTTCCGCTCGCATGAGCTGGTTAACGCCGAAGGTGACACGCTGGATATGGAAGAAGTGGTAAACGCCAGCAGCAGCAATCCGGCGCACCGGCGCAACGAAATGATGGCCTGCGTTAAGGGGCTGGAGCTGATCGCGGAAATGCGTGGTGAATGCGCCGTGTTCTATACCATCACCTGCCCGTCACGCTTTCACGCGACGATTAATAACGGCAGGCCAAACCCGAAGTGGACCAGTGCCACGGTCCGCCAGAGCAGCGATTACCTGGTGAATATGTTCGCCGCCTTCCGTAAGGCGATGCACAAAGCCGGGCTGCGCTGGTATGGCGTCCGCGTTGCTGAACCACACCATGACGGCACCGTGCACTGGCACCTGCTGTGCTTCATGCGCAAAAAAGACCGCAAATCCATCACCGCGCTGCTGCGTAAATTCGCCATTCGTGGGGATCGGGAGGAGCTGGGCGCCAATACCGGGCCGCGCTTCAAGTCTGAGCTTATCAACCCGCGCAAGGGCACCCCGACCAGCTATATCGCCAAATACATCAGTAAAAACATCGACGGGCGCGGGCTGGCGCAGGAAATCAGTAAAGAAACGGGCAGATCACTGCGCGATAACGCTGAGAACGTAAACGCCTGGGCTTCGCTGCACCGTGTCCAGCAATTCCGCTTCTTTGGTATCCCTGGCCGCCAGGCGTACCGCGAGCTGCGCCTTCTGGCCGGACAGGCTGCCAGGGTGCAGGGTGACAAGAAGGCAGGCGCGCCGGTACTGGAAAACCCGCGTCTGGATGCTGTGCTGGCCGCAGCTGATGCTGGCTGTTTTGCCACCTACATCATGAAGCAGGGCGGCGTCCTGGTTCTCCGTAAACATCACCTTGTCAGGACTGCCTACGAGCTCAACGAGGAGCCGAGCGCCTACGGCGATCACGGTGTTCGTATTTATGGCATCTGGTCCCCGATCATTGAGGGCCGGATCTGCACTCATGCAGTGAAGTGGAAAATGGTTCGTAAAGCCGTTGACCTTCAGGAGGCGACAGCCGACCAGGGCGCTTGCGCCCCTTGGACTCGTGGCAATAACTGTCCCCCTGTTGAAAAAACGTACCAGACAGGGGGCGAACTATCGGGCAGCGAAGAACCTGCAGCACTGCCGGACTTCGAAAACATAAGCAAAAAGGAGCTGCGCGAGCTGACGGCTAGGCTGCGGCTGGTCAAACCGAAGCGGCGAAAAGGGTACAAACAGGAAATTACGGATCACCAGCGCCTGCAGCTTGATGCGGAGTTAAGGTCCAGAGGTTTTGACGCCTGCGAAAAGGAAGTGGATCTGCTTCTGCGTGGCGGCAGCCTGCCATCTGGAGCCGGGCTGCGCCTATTCTATCGGAACCAGCGCCTACAAGAGGATGACAAATGGCGTCAGTGGTACTGAAAAATTCAGGAATGAGCATATCTATTAATCAAAGGGTTAACTGAGTAAAAAACTATTTCAGCTTTAAAATCATATGATGTACTGTATATATAAACAGTAATATTGGGAGGGAGTTGTGAACGATTTGTTCATGGAGTCACTTGCACTGCAGCGGATAGAGCTTATGGCCCGGCTGGTCGCCAGCTCAGATTGTAGCGATGACGACAAGGAGGTTGCGATTTCGTGGCTGTCGGAACTGACAAGCGATCTGGTTACCAGGATGAATGAATATGGAGTAGAGCAGGATGAGAGTAAGCATTAGTGATTCCGCACCATGGGAAATTCCCTCCCATATAGCATCCTGCGGTTTGAGAACGCAGTGCATGTCTATGGTGCATGGATTCGCATGATCCAAAAAGGATCGCAACGGGTCGGGGCAGCCAGAACTGGCGCGCTTTCCGACCTATCATGCACCTGCATGAAAACCACTACACAAAGCGGGCAGGCGTGGCGGGGTTACGAGCGCGCGCTAAGTATGCTCGTTAAGGTTGATAGATTTCGCAGGCGATGGTGGGTATCATGCGTTACTTAAATGCCCAAGAGCAAGTTTGATTAATAGGCCATATATGAATAGTAAATTGATTTCTTTGGATTTATTCGCTGGGGCGGGTGGCCTTACCTGTGGTTTAGATATGGCTGGTTTTCAGCCTGTTCTTGCTAATGAGTTAGTTCCTGCTCATGCGGAGACCTATGCATTTAATCATCCACAGACTGAGGTTGTGGTTGATGATGTAAGAGCTATTGCTGAAAGCAATTTGATGAAGCAATTATCATTAAAACCCGGTGAATTAGATTTATTGGCGGGTGGTCCGCCATGCCAAGGATTTTCAATCAACGCACCTATTAGATCTTTGGATGATGAACGAAATCATTTGTTTAAGGATTTTCTTAGGATAGCTGCGGCGCTAAAACCTAAGGCAATTTTAATTGAAAATGTCCCTGGTATTGTTTCATTGGGTAAGGGAACTGTTGTAGAGCAAATCTACAAAGAACTGGAATCATTAGGTTACAGCGTAGATCATCGTATTTTGTTTGCTGGTCATTATGGCGTCCCGCAAATGAGATTTAGAACCGTTTTCATTGCTATCTATGGTAAAAATAAAAAAATCAACTTTCCTGAGCCAAAATATAATGCGAAGGCAGTCGCTAATTTCTCTGGTGCTAAAGAGCTTTGCCTCCCAATTTCTCCATTGTTTTCAAATGAATTGAAACCTCATACTACTGTTTGGGATGCAATTTCAGATTTACCAATGATTATTGGCGGAAAGAATAATAATGGGCTCGGATATGCATCTGAACCTGCTAGCGACTATCAAAAAATTCTACGTGGCAAATCAGAACTAGCCATGAATCACGTTGCTGCTAATCTTGGAGCTATTAATCTAGAACGTTTGAAACATATCCCGCAAGGTGGAAGTTGGAGAGATATCCCTTATGAATTACTGCCTGCCGGTTTGAAGAGAGCGAGAAGAAGCGACCATACTAAACGCTACGGGCGCTTACACCCCGATGGTTTGTGCTCAACTATACTCACGAAATGTGATCCTCATTGGGGTAGTTTTTTCCACCCAACTCAAGATCGCGTAATTTCCGTTAGGGAAGCAGCTCGCATTCAGTCGTTCCCTGACCATTATATTTTCAAAGGTAATCTTACCCAACAATACGAGCAAGTTGGAAATGCAGTGCCACCATTAATGGCCAAAGCGATTGGGGAAGAAATCATTAATATGATTGGATATGGACATGAGCAACAGAAGAGATTTGGTTGAAATATTCGGATATAGTCCAGTAGATCTTACTCCGGAGGTTAGATCTTTATGGGCTTTAGGGGCTTGCCCGTTTTTGAACAAAGAATGTGTAAAGATAAATCATGACCAGACCATAATTTATGGTACATGTAGTGTAACATCCCCATATGGGGATGTTATTATTTGCCCAAATAGATTGTATGCGAATAATTATGAAACGCTACTAAAGGTCAGTCATGATGCATTTGGGACTGATATTCCTTTCTTAACGTATGGCCAATATATTGAACAAAGGGCTAATCATAAGGATTGTATAATTGCTCTTGGTAAAAATTCAGGTAAAGAAGTACAAGTAGGTAGAGCATTATCAATGGATTGGGTATTGGTGAGAATGACCGATGGGCAAATAAATGAATACGTAGGGATAGAAATACAAAGTATTGATATTACTGGTAATTATCGCGATGCTTGGCATGCTTATAAAAATCTCAAACCTACCGATGTGCGCAATGAATTGCCTACTTCTCAGCACGGTTTGAACTGGGCTAATGTTCATAAGCGATTAATTCCACAGATAATTAGGAAAGGTGTGGTTTATTCTCGCTCAAATTATGTGAAAAAAGGGTTGTATTTTATACTGCCAGATATTGTCTATAGGAAGTTTGAAGATGTTATCGGTAGCGATATTCCACTTTTAGATTATCAAAATAATAAAACAATTACAGTCTACACGTATGGACTTGGTGCGAATGTACCAAATGGCCAACAACGGTCGTTAGAACAAAATAGAAAGATAATATTTGACCTTGATGAGTTTTCTAAACGCTTTACAACGGGTCCAAATTTGCCAAGTGGCGAGGATCTTGATGATGTAATAAAAAGAGCTTTAGGAGTTCTGTAAACGTTAATGTTTTTAATTTTAGGCCGAGTGAACTCGGCCTTGCCCATTAATCAAAATTATAAGGGTGAAAATTTATCACATCCTCGCCTAACCATATATTGAGTTCTCCTAATCTCTTCTGAAGAGGCATTAGCTCGTTTCTCACGAAAACCATGCTTGCCTTCTCGACATCTCCAAACCCACCAACATTGTTAGGCAGGATCCCCATCATTTGAGGCGGAACGCGATGCGCTGCCATCATGTCATCGCGGCTTACGTTCTTGATGTTCAGAAACTCATCCTTTGCCGCCACCTCTGACAGTGGGATGATCTGAATTCCGTCCTTTTTACCGTTAGGCGAGTACATAAACAGGTTGCGGAAGTTGCCCGGCCCTTTGGCACTTTTCATGGCTTGGCGGATATTGTTCACGTCCTCCTGATTCTGCGCGGCGTCGGTCATATACATGATGAATCCTGCATGGCTGCCATTGATATAATACTTCCGACGGAAAAGCGTGGCTGACTCGTTAAGCAGAGCTGAAGGGATGGCGGACAAGTATTCCGGCAGGCCGTAAATTTCCTGGTTTAAATCCGGCTCCATCAGGTGAAAAATGCTGCCTTTAGTGAACTCATAAGGTTGCGTGGTCATGCCGTATTGCACAAACCAGTACGTATCTAGATCCACGCCGCGGCGGGTGTATTTCGCCAGTGATGGCTCAAGCGACAGAATACCGCCGAGCCGATTGGTGCGCTTCTCCAGATAGGCGTTACCGAATACCAGATAGTCCTGCACAAAGCGGCTAAACGCCTGCTGGCTCAGCAACGGATGCGGAATAAAGGTACTGGTCAGGATGTTACGTTTTACCGCAATGGGTGAGCTGTGATGCACGGCGGCGCGGTAGGTGCGCGCCAGCCCGTCAAAACTCACAGGCGGTTCATACCAGCGGTCCATCTGCACGCACTCCACATAATCCAGCAGTTCCCGGCGGTCTAGTACCGGGATCGGGTCGCCAAAGCTGAATGCTTCTGCAGATACGCCGCTGCTCTGTTGAACGCTCTGTTTAGTTGCAGCGCGGTTTTTATTCCTCTTGCCCATCAAAAAATCTCCACAATGTTGCTGGTATTGGCGGCTTCGCCCTGTAGCGGTTCGTTGAATAGTGCGTGCATTGTTGCCCAGGCCAGATCTGCGTGGCTGGCTTCTTCGCTGCGGCTGGCTTCGTAGGTGGGGCGGTTCCCGCTTGCGGTGGTGGCACGGCGGATAGCCATGAAAGACTGAGCGATATCGGTGTGTCCGGCGTCAAACTCCAGACGGCGGTGGCTGATAATGTCGTAGGCCTTGAGCACCAGGGCGTTTTTGACGTTGGGGTTGTAGACGAACTCGCGCACGGCAGGGAAGAACGCCTTCACGTTCTCATACACGCCGTGGCCGACGCCGGTGGAGTCGATGCCGATATAGGTCACGTTGTACTGCTGCGTCAGTTTTTTGATGGCGTCCGCCTGGGCGCGGAAGTCCATCCCGCGCCACTGGTGACGCTCCAGAATGCGGAACTTACCACCCGGCACGGCAGGCGGAGCCATGACCACGCAGCCCGCGCTGTCGCCATTCTGCGTACCTTTCGCCGGGTCATAGCCTATCCAGACTTCACGCCAGCCAAACGGGCGCAGCGCCAGCGCCTGAAAATCGGACCAAACCTCCCAGCTGTCCACCATGCAGGCCTGCAACTCGCTGAGCGGAAACACCGACGCCAGATCGTCAATGAATTCACACATCAGCAGGTTCTGGTATTCGTCAGGGCTGTACTCCATGCGCAGCTGGTCCAGGTCGAACAGGTTACAGCCGCCGCGCACCGCATCCTCCACGGTGACGATCTGGCGGTACTGTCCGTCCGGGCAAAGCAGGCCCGGGACCAGATTGCCGTGGGTCAGGTCTATATCTACCTTGTCCGCTTTAGCGCGGCCCCGGTTGAACAGGGCGCCGGACCAGAATGGATAGGCGCTGTGGGTCAGGCTGGACGGGGTTGAAAAGTAGGTCTGCCGCCATTTTTTATGGATTGCCATACCGGACGCCACTTTGCGCAGCTCCTGGAATTTCGGTATCCAGAAATATTCATCCAGGTACAGGTTGCCGTGGTAGCTCTGCGCCGTGCGGGCGTTGGTGCCGAGGAAGTACAGGCACGCGCCGTTGCTGAGCGTCATCGGATCGCCCTTCAGCTCCACATCCACCTCTTTTGCAAAGTCGATGATGTACTGCTTGAAGACGTGCGCCTGCGCCTTGCTGGCTGAGAGAAAAATCTGGTTGCGACCGGTGGTGATGGCGTCAATCAGCGCCTCCCGGGCAAAAAAGAAGGTCGCTCCGATCTGGCGCGATTTGAGCAGGTTGCGGATACGGTGGCGGTTGCCTGCCTCGTACCAGTGGCGCTGGTAGGCGAACATCGAGCTGTGGAAAATCTCCTGCAGCTTCTCGATCTGTTCGTCGGTGAAAACGTTCTTTTCTGGCTGGCGGCGCGGGCCTTTGTTGCGGTTGGCAACCTTCGGATTTAAATCAGCCTCGTTCCCGCCGTCGTTAAATTTACCGATCCGGGCGTGGCGCTCCGACTGGCGCGCCAGCAGGTCAATTTCCTTGAAGTCTTTCCCTTCTTTTTGCTCCTTCATAATGAGCTGGCAGTAGCGCGCGGCGGTGGTGAGCTGCATCTGATCCAGCGGTCCATACTCGCCCCACTTGTCGCGCTTTTTCCAGCTGTGCACGGTTGCAACTTTCTCGCCCAGCATTTCTGCAATGCGGGCTACGCGGTATCCCTGAAAGTACAGCAGCATGGCCTGCCGACGGGGGTCGAGGTCTGCGGGGGTCATTGTCGTGTTCATGGACCAAACATACGGCCTTGCCCGGCGGCTTTCCCCGGCTGCGGTTTGTGTGGCGGACAGTACAAGCGCCTCGCGTTGTTTCACTCCCTCCATCACCGCAACCATAAGGCTCCAGTAAGTTTTTTCTAACGGAGCACGGCTCATGACAGTGAAAGCAAAGCGCTTCCGTATCGGGGTGGAAGGTGCCACCACCGACGGGCGCGAAATCCAGCGTGAATGGCTGGTACAAATGGCTGCTAGCTACAACCCTGAGGTGTATACGGCACAAATTAACCTTGAGCACATTAAAGGCTATTCACCCGATGGCACGTTTAAGCGTTATGGGCATGTCACCAGCTTAACTGCCGAAGAAATCACGGAAGGGCCATTAAAAGGGAAAATGGGGCTGTACGCCGAGATTAACCCATCGCCCGATCTGATTAGTCTGATTAAGCAGTGGCAAAAGCAATTCACCTCTATGGAAGTCAGCCCGAAATTTGCCGACACCGGCAAAGCCTACCTCGTCGGCCTGGCCGCCACTGACGATCCGGCTAGCCTGGGCACCGAGATGCTGGCTTTCAGTGCCACCGCCAAACAGAACCCGCTGGCTAACCGCAAGCAGAGTCCTGAAAACCTGTTTACCGCCGCCGAAGAAACGCTAATTGAACTGGAAGAAATCCAGGACGAAAAGCCGTCCCTCTTTGCCCGCGTTTCCGCGCTGTTTACCAAAAAAGAGCAGACCGACGATGCGCGTTTTTCAGACGTGCACAAAGCTGTCGAGCTGGTTGTCACCGAACAGCAGAACCTGAGCGAGCGCACTGATAAATCCCTGTCCGACCAGGACGCGCGCATTTCTGAGCTTGAATCCTCACTGCAGGAGCAGCAGGCCGCCTTTGCCGAGCTTCAGCAGCAGCTGAGCCGTGAAGACAGCCGTAAAGATTATCGCCAGCGCGCGCCGGGCGGTGACGCACCGGCAGGCACCCTGACAAATTGCTGATGGAGCATAAAATCTGATGAAAAAGAATACCCGCTTTGCCTTTAACGCCTACCTGCAGCAGCTGGCGCGCCTGAACAACGTGGAAGTGGAAGAACTTTCCAGCAAGTTCACCGTGGACCCGTCCGTACAGCAGACGCTGGAAGACCAGATCCAGCAGTCCGCCGCGTTTCTGACGCTGATTAACATCACGCCGGTTGCGGAGCAGTCCGGCCAGCTGCTTGGCCTGGGCGTTGGCTCCACCATTGCCGGAACCACCGACACCACCACAAAAGAGCGCGAACCTACCGATCCGATGTTGATGGAGGACGTGGAATATAAATGTGAGCAGACCAACTTTGACACGGTGCTGACCTACGCAAAGTTGGACCTGTGGGCGAAATTCCAGGATTTCCAGGTGCGCATCCGTAATGCCATCATCAAGCGCCAGGCGCTGGACCGCATCATGATCGGCTTCAACGGCGTGAAGCGCGCCAAAACCTCCAACCGCGCAGAAAACCCGCTACTGCAGGACGTGAATAAGGGCTGGCTGCAGAAAATCCGCGAAGACGCGCCAGACCACGTTATGGGCAGTACCACTCAGGACGACACTACCACCGCAGGCGCGGTAAAGGTGGGCAAGGGCGGCGACTATGCCAACCTGGACGCCGTGGTGATGGATGCGGTTAACGAGCTGATCGACGTGGTATATCAGGATGATGACGAGCTGGTTGTTATCTGCGGCCGCGAGTTGCTGTCCGATAAGTATTTCCCGCTGGTTAACAAAGAGCAGGAAAACAGCGAGAAAATCGCCGCCGATCTGATTATCAGCCAGAAACGCATGGGCGGTCTGCAGGCAGTGCGCGCGCCATTCTTCCCGGCGAATGCCATGCTGATCACCCGCCTGGATAACCTGTCCATTTACTGGCAGGAGGACACCCGCCGCCGTTCTGTTATCGACAACCCGAAACGTGACCGGATTGAGAACTTCGAATCCGTCAACGAAGCGTACGTGATTGAAGACTACCGCTGCGCGGCCCTGGTCGAAAATATCACTATCGGCGATTTCAGCGAGCCAGTTGCGTCGGAAGGTGGGGAGTAACGCATGAGCCTGAGTCCCGCACGGCAGCACCGCCTGCGCATTCAGGCCGAACAGGCCGCCCAGGAGGGCGGCAGATTTCGCCATGCGTCCGGCTATGACCTGATGCTGCTGCAGCTGGCAGAAGACCGCCGCCGCCTTAAGGGTATCCAGTCCACCGTGAAAAAGGCGGCAATCAAGGTGGAGCTTCTGCCGAAGTATGCCGCCTGGGCGGAGGGCGTGTTGGCTGCCGGAGGTGCGCAGCAGGATGACGTGCTGATGTACGTGATGCTGTGGCGTATCGATGCCGGTGATTATGCCGGTGCGCTGGAAATAGGGCGTCATGCGCTGCGCCATGGCTGGGTGATGCCGCTGGGCAACCGCAACGTGCAGACCGTTCTGGTGGAAGAAATGGCGGACGCCGCACAAAGCGCCCTGCTTGCCGCCGCCGGTTTTGATGCCGATCTGCTCCTGCAGACGCTGGAACTGACTACCGATCTGGATATGCCGGACCAATCCCGGGCACGCCTGCACAAAGCCATTGGCGCGGTACTGACCGAAAGCAACCCGGCTTCTGCCCTTAATCACCTTACCCATGCGCTGCAGCTCGATCCCCGCTGCGGCGTGAAAAAAGAAAAGCAGCAGCTGGAGCGCAGATTGCGCAGTGACAGCCGCTAACGAACGTGCCCCGCGCACGGGCGGCACGGGGTGGCGAAGGGCACTGCCACATCAAAACCCCGTTCACCGCCCACTATTTCAGGAGAAAGCCGCATGCAGTTTGTTGCGCCAGAACAGGCACCGGAACAGGCGGACGTTATTAAAAATACGCCGTTCTGGCCTGATGTGGACCTGTCGAAATTTCGGAGTGTGATGCGCACTGATGGCACGGTGACGCAGCCCCGTCTGAGGCAGGTTGCGCTGACAGCCATTTCCGAAGTTAACGCTGAGCTATACGACTTCCGCAACCGCCAGCAGATGCTGGGCTACCGGGATCTGGCTGACGTGCCGGCGGAAATGCTGGACGGCAAAAGCGAGCGCATTCAGCACTACCTCAACGCCGTGTATTGCTGGGCGCGCGCCGTGCTCAATGAGCGTTACCAGGATTATGACGCCACGGCGTCCGGGGTAAAGCGAGGGGAGGAGCTGGCGGAGGCCAGCGGCGATCTGTGGCGTGATGCCCGCTGGGCTATCAGCCGGGTGCAGGATGCACCACACTGCACGGTGGAGCTTATCTGATGAAAGTGCGTGCGCATCAGTATGACACGGTGGACGCACTCTGCTGGCGCCATTACGGGCGCACGCAGGGAGTCACTGAACAGGTGCTGCAGGCGAATCCGGGGCTGGCTGAATATGGCCCCTTTTTACCGCACGGGTTGCAGGTGGAGCTGCCGGACATCACGGCATCAACCACTGCGCAGACTGTCCAGTTATGGGACTGAACTATGACGCTTGAACGAATCAGCGCCTTTATCACTTACTGCGTTGCCCTGCTTCTGGCATGGCTCGGCGATTTGTCTCTTAAAGATGTATCGACCATCACCGGTCTTGCGCTGGGCATTATTACTGCAGCGGTGACCTGTTATTTACGCTGGAAAGCCTACCAGCTGCTGCGGGACGGCAGAATATCCAGGGGGGAATATGAGTCCTTCAATCGTTAAGCGTTGCCTGGGCGGCGCGGTGCTGGCGATTGCCGCCACGCTGCCGGGCTTTCAGTCGCTTCATACCTCCGTCGAGGGGCTGAAACTGATTGCTGATTTCGAAGGGTGCCGCCTGCAGCCATACCAGTGCAGCGCCGGGGTCTGGACTGACGGGATCGGCAATACGTCCGGGGTAGTGCCGGGCAAAACCATAACGGAGCGACAGGCCGCGCAGGGGCTGATTAGTAACGTGTTGCTGACGGAAAAAAGGATTGAAGCCTGCCTGCAGGTTAAGCTACCTCAGCATGTTTACGATGCCCTGATCAGTATCGGTTTCAATGTCGGAACGGGGGCAATCTGCCGGTCAACAATGGTTTCTTACATCAATCGCCAGCAATGGTGGCAGGCGTGCAACCAGCTCCCCCGCTGGATTTATGTAAATGGTCAAAGGAGTAAAGGGCTGGAAAACAGGCGCGCCCGTGAGCTTGCCTGGTGCCTTAAAGGGGCAGGAGCATGACGCGCGCGCTGGCGGTGATCCTGGCACTGGTGCTGGCATTGCTGGGCTGGCAGTCATGGCGGCTTAACAATGCCGATCACACCATCGGGACGCAGGCTGAGGCGCTTAAAAAGAACAAGCAGGAGCTGGCGAAGAAAAACAGCCAGCTCATCAGCCTGTCCATTCTTACCGAAACCAACAGCCGGGCGCAGACGCAACTTTATGCTGCAGCGGAGGAGACTTCCGCGCTGTTGCGGAGTCGCCAGCGCCGGATCGAGGAGTTAAAACGTGAAAACGAGGATTTACGCCGCTGGGCTGACACTCCTTTGCCTGCTGACATTATCCGGCTGCGGGACCGCCCGGCCCTCGCCGGAGGTGCAGCTTACCGTGAGTGGTTGTCCAAAAGTGACGCAATGCCGCCTGGACAGGTCAGCGCCGCGCAGTAATGGGGATTTGAACCAGGTGCTGGATGAGACTGAGGCCGCCTGGGCGGTATGTGCCGACAAAGTGGACACGATCATAGCGTGTCAGGAGCGAGACAGTGAACAAGCCGCAGTCCTTACGCAACGCCCTGAATAAATCGGTGGCGTATGTCCGTGACAACCCGGACAAACTGCACCTTTTTGTTGATAACGGTTCGCTGGTCGCAACCGGCGCCCGTTCAATGTCATGGGAATATCGCTACACCCTGAACGTGGTGATTGAAGACTTTAGCGGCAACCAGAATTTAGTGATGGCGCCCGTGCTGCTCTGGTTAATGACCAATCAACCGGACGCTATCAACAACCCGGAGCTGCGCGAAAAACTTTTTACCTTTGACGTCGATATCCTGAGCAACGATCTGTGTGATATCAGCCTCAATCTGCAGCTCACGGAGCGCGTGATTGTAAACACTGACGGCACCGTATCGAGCGTTGAAGCGGTGCCGGAACCCGACGTACCAGAAGAAAAGTGGACGGTGAAACGTGGATGACCTGCAGAGGGTGGATGACTGGCTGGCGGCCCTGCTGGCAAATCTGGAACCGGCAGCCCGCAACCGTATGATGCGACAACTGGCGCAGGAGCTGCGCCGGTCGCAACAGCAAAACATCAGGCTGCAGCGCAATCCAGACGGCACCGCCTTTGAGCCGCGCCGGGTGACGGCCAGAAGTAAAAAGGGGCGTATCAAGCGCCAGATGTTCGCCAAATTGCGCACCACTAAATACCTGAAGACCGTAGCCACTGCGGACTCTGCTAGCGTGCAGTTTGATGGGAAAGTCCAGCGCATCGCCCGTGTTCACCATTATGGCCTGCGTGATCGAGTCAGACGTAATGGCCCGGAGGCCCTGTACCCAGCACGCCGTCTTTTGGGCGTAAATGATGAACTGGAAACAGCCACCCGTGACATGCTTTTGCGTTGGCTGTCTGGGTGACGTTATCTCCAATTCGGTTTGGCCTGTGAGTATTAATGCGAGCCGTTGGTTATAATTTGACCAGGCTCGCCAAAGCTATCTCTTGCCTCATTAATCAAATCTTCCCAAGGCCATTTAATAGTTATATATTTTCTATAAATCAATATTGTTCTATCTATTGCCGTTACTTCATCAGTTGCATCATTGTATGATAGAACCAATCCTCTATCGTCACTATCAACTTGCAACTCTTCAATTTTTTGTAGGACAGTGCGTAAATTCCCTTTTAAAATTCTACTTTGTCTTTTGGATGCTATTTTGAAAATTTTGTCTAATTCGAGGCCTTGGATAAGTTCATCATCAGATGAGTCCATAATTACAGCCATGGCATGAGCATAAATACCAGTTGTCTCTGTTCTACGTCTTATTCCTGATGAGATGTCTTTTGCGAATTTATGATAGCGTGAATTTAATTGCTCAGCATATTTCATCGCTGCATCAATAAATTTTTCCCGGTTATCAATAATTGTTAAGGTTGGACACTCTTCTTCAATATCAGTTTCATCAAGGATATTTAAAGCTAATTGTTGAAGAATTCCAACGTTACCATAGCAATCATCCAATATGCATCTGGTTATATGGTCTGAAAACTTTACATTCAAAGTATTCGAGCCGCTTTCAATAACTTGTTCCAAATCTGTTCTTGACCATGAGATGGGTATTTCTTCTATGCGAGAGGATAGGTCTGTATTCAAGAAGATAAGGAGGTTTGTTTTGGTCCAAACTCCAATTATCACAAAAAAGCATCTGTAGTCCCATAATGCTTTTAAATCGTAAGCGAAAGTTTGTCTTTCATGTGTTTTTAAATAATGAAAATCTTCAATGACCACTTTCCTACCTGATTCATTTATTATCTCAGCAATAAATCTTAGGTCATTAATGTCTTGGCCTACGTTACCTTTTTTTATAACCTCTTCTTCAGAGGTTTCGAGGCCAAGTTTAACTTTTAATTTTGCCAAAAGACCAATACCACCTTCGGCTGAGCCTTCCATAACACCTTTTATAGTGTCTTTTTCTGTTTTTTCTAATATAAGGTTGATGCCAAGTTGAGAAAGAATATCAATATAAATATCTAAGACTGTGGTTTTCAATCGACACTGAACTACAATTGCATCTGGAATATTTCTTTGCCTTAACCATGATTTGCCGCACTTAGATTCCCCCCTAAGCGCAAGATGAATTGGTCTGCGTAATTTCCTACTGATTTCCCTATCCAGGTTCCCTCTGTCTACATACGAATCAGCAAGAATTGTTGGCGAAATCCCAAAAACTTCGTGTGTCTGTTTTTTCATGTTTAACCCCAATATCCGTTTTGTACTATGTATCACACAATCCTTTCCGAAGGAAAGCTGCATTCTTTTAATTAACTATCTTCCTATGAACGCACAACTAACCGAAATCATGCGCCTTATCACCAACCTGATCCGCACCGGCACCGTAACCGAAGTGGACCGGGAAAACTGGCTGTGCCGGGTGAAAGTGGGCGAGCTTGAAACCAACTGGATTAACTGGCTGACACTGCGCGCAGGTGGTGCCCGTACATGGTGGTGCCCGTCGCCGGATGAGCAGGTGGTGGTGCTGAGTATGGGTGGCAATCTGGAAACCGCTTTTGCCTTACCTGCGATCTATTCCAACCAGTTCGCGCCGCCGTCGGACTCCGTGGACGGATGCGTAACGGAATACCCGGACGGTGGCTGGTTTGAATATGAACCTGCGACCGGCCGCTGGCATGTGCGGGGCATCAAATCCATGGTGATCGAGGCTGCAGATAACATAACCCTGAAAACGGGGGAATTTGTGGTGGAAGCAAGCAACACGCGCATAAACAGCGAGGTGGTGATCAATGGTGGCGTCACCCAGGGCGGCGGCGCCATGAGTTCTAACGGGATCGTAGTCGATAAACACGGTCATACCGGCGTTAAGTCCGGCGGCGATACATCAGGAGGCCCGGTATGACGCTTTATATCGGCATGAGTCAGGGCAACGGCAGGGCCATTACCGACACGGACCACCTGCGCCAGTCGGTCCGGGATATTCTGCTGACCCCGCAGGGGAGCCGCATTGCCCGCCGGGAATACGGCTCGCTTCTGTCTGAACTGATAGACCAGCCGCAGAACCCGGCGCTGCGCCTGCAGGTAATGTCTGCGGTCTATGTGGCTCTGAGTCGCTGGGAGCCACGGCTTACCCTGGATTCCATCAACATAGACAGCAGTTTTGATGGTTCGATGGTGGTTGAGCTTACCGGGCAGCGTGATAACGGCGCGCCGGTTTCACTTTCGGTATCAACAGGAGCAGACAATGGCAGTCATTGACCTTTCCCAGCTGCCCGCCCCGCAGATAGTGGATGTGCCGGATTTTGAAACGCTGCTAAACGAACGGAAAGCCGCGTTTGTAGCCCTTTATCCGGCAGACGAGCAGGACGCGGTAAGGCGCACGCTTGAGCTGGAGTCTGAACCCGTGACCAAGCTCCTGCAGGAAAATGCGTATCGTGAAATCCTCCTGCGTCAGCGCATTAACGAGGCGGCGCAGGCGGTCATGGTGGCTTATTCCATGGGGAGTGATCTCGATCAGCTGGCCGGTAACTGCAACGTAAAACGTCTGACGGTTATTCCTGCAGATAACGACGCGGTACCGCCGGTTGCTGCCGTGATGGAAAGTGATGAGGCTCTGCGTCAGCGTGTTCCTGCAGCTTTTGAAGGGCTGTCAGTTGCAGGCCCAACGGGAGCTTACGAGTTTCACGCTAAAAGCGCTGACGGGCGAGTCGCTGACGCCAGCGCAACCAGCCCGGCCCCGGCGGAGGTGGTGCTTACCGTGCTGAGCCGTGAGGGCGACGGAACGGCTGCGGCGGATCTGCTGGCTGTGGTTGAACTGGCGCTTAACAGCGAGAACGTGCGGCCGGTTGCTGACCGTCTGACGGTGCGCAGCGCTGAAATCATTCCGTACAGCGTGGATGCGACGATCTTTCTTTACCCGGGGCCAGAAGCTGAGCCGGTGATGGAGGCGGCAAAAGCCAGCCTGCAGAAATATATCGCCAGCCAGACGAGGCTGGGGCGTGATATTCGCCGCAGTGCTATTTATGCCGCGCTGCATGTTGAAGGTGTGCAGCGTGTTGAGCTGGCCTCGCCGCTCGCTGATGTGGTGCTGGATAAGACACAAGCCGCTTCATGTACGGAATGGAGCGTAACCAACGGGGGAACGGATGAATAGTCTGCTTCCTCCTGGCTCATCGCCGCTTGAGCGCCGACTTGCTCAGACCTGCAGCGGAATTTCCGATCTGCAGGTGCCGCTGCGGGATTTATGGAATCCGGCAACATGCCCGGTCAAGTTTCTGCCGTATCTGGCGTGGGCCTTTTCGGTTGATCGCTGGGACGAAGGATGGGCGGAGAGTGTGAAGCGCCGCGTGGTGCAGGATGCGTTCTATATCCATCAGCACAAGGGCACAACCAGCGCTGTGCGGCGTGTGGTGGAGCCGTTCGGCTTTCTGATCCGCATCATTGAATGGTGGCAGACCGGCGAGGCGCCGGGCACGTTTCGCCTGGATATTGGGGTGCAGGACCAGGGCATAACAGAGGAAACCTATCTGGAGCTGGAGCGCCTGATTGGTGACGCCAAACCCTGCAGCCGGCATCTGATCGGCATGTCCATAAACCTGCAGACGAGCGGACCATATTTTGTTGGGGCTGCCACTTACACCGGCGAAGAAATCACGATTCACCCGTATATCAACGAATCCATCATTTCCGGTGGCACTGCCTACGAGGGCGGCGCCGTCCATGTTATCGACACAATGAGAGTGAACCCATGAGCGCAAAATTTTATACCCTGCTGACGGATATTGGCGCGGCGAAACTGGCAAACGCTGCCGCGCTCGGTGTGCCATTGAAAATTACCCAGATGGCGGTGGGCGACGGTGGCGGCGTGCTGCCGACGCCAAGCGCACAGCAGACAGCGCTGGCTGCTGAAAAACGCCGCGCTTCCCTCAATATGCTGTACATCGATCCGCAGAACAGAAGCCAGATTATTGCTGAGCAGGTGATCCCCGAAACTGAGGGCGGTTGGTGGATTCGTGAGGTTGGTTTGTTCGATGATACCGGCGCGCTGATTGCCGTGGGCAACTGCCCGGAGAGCTACAAGCCCAAGCTGGCGGAGGGGAGCGGGCGCACGCAGACCGTGCGCATGGTTCTGATTACCAGCAGTACCGATAATATCACCCTGAAAATTGACCCGGCAGTGGTGCTCGCAACCCGCAAGTATGTGGATGATAAGGTGCTGGAGTTGAAGGTGTATGTGGATGACCTGATGGTAAAGCATGTCGCTGCTAACGATCCCCATACACAGTATGCGACAAAAGCCAGCCCAATATTCACCGGTACGCCAAAAGCGCCGACGGCGGCGGCAGGCAATAATTCCACGCAGCTTGCAAATACGGCCTTTGTGCAGGCGGCAATTGCCGCGCTTGTTGATTCTTCGCCAGGGGCGCTGGATACGCTGAACGAACTGGCTAAAGCGTTAGGCAACGATCCGAACTTTGCCACCACCATGACCAATGCGCTTGCCGGGAAAATGGATAAATCCGCTAACGGCGCAGATATTGCCGATATTTCCGCGTTTCTGAATACTCTTGGTCTGGGCGCTGGCTCTGCCCTGCCGGTTGGTGTTCCTGTTCCGTGGCCTCTTGCAGCAGCGCCCGCTGGCTGGCTGAAGTGCAATGGGGCCACATTTGCGGCGGCGCAGTATCCCAAGCTGGCACTGGCGTATCCGGCGTTAAAACTTCCTGATTTACGTGGTGAATTTATCCGTGGTTGGGATGATGGGCGTGGTGTAAACCCATCCCAATCACTTTTGGGTTGGGCTGCGGGTATGCTGGAAAAACACCGTCACTACGTCGTTTCTAATACGGACTATGAGCAAACTGACGAGTGGGATATTGGCGTGATTGTGAAATCCACATATGTTCAGGGGAAAGGGGTGGATGCTGGCTCACCCGGCAGCCTCATTGCATCACCTACCCTGCATACAAAGGGACGCATCGGTAACACCGGCGGGGCTGAAACACGACCGCGCAGCATCGCATTTAACTATATTGTGAGGGCCGCATAATGCAAAGTGCAGTATTAGAAAATGGGCTTGCCGTCATCGCAGGGGACATTGTTGTTTTTAACTATGACGGCTCCACTCGGGAGTTTCTGGCTCAGTCAACCGAGTACCTCCCTGTAGGCGTCAGTATTCCAGTTAACGCCTGTACAGATGAACCGCTGGCTGCGAAGACGGGTTTTGTTGTTTGCCGAAAGCTCAAAGGGGACGGCTGGGAATATCAGCCTGATCATCGTGGTGAAACCGTCTGGAATGTAAGAACCGGTGAAGAACAGCAAATTACCGTGCCGGGCGATTATCCCGCTGATACCACTATATATCCGCCATCGACACCATATGACAAGTGGAACGGTGAGCGCTGGGTAACAGATGAGGCGGCGAAAGTAGCGGCAGAAATTGCCGAAGCGACAGCAACAAAAGCAGCGTTCATTAAAAGCGCCGCTGCCAAAATCGAACCCCTGCAGGATGCTGTTGATCTGGATATGGCAACAGATGAAGAAAAGAGCCGCTATGATGCCTGGCGAAAATACCGCGTATTGCTGACGCGTGTGGATACATCGTTGGCTCCTGATATTAACTGGCCTGATCCGCCCGAAGACTAATCCTCTCCCCCGCACTTGCGGGGATTTTTTTACCCCTTCTATTGTGTCATTCCCCACACATAGCCCACTACGTGCGCCGTGTGCATATCAACCAGAACATAGGCACACCCCCTGTAAATCGGAGAGACTGCCTTATGGCTCAGGATTACCACCACGGGGTGCGCGTTGTTGAAGTCAACGAGGGCACCCGATCCATTACCACGGTGAGCACCGCCATCGTGGGCATGGTCTGCACTGGCGATGATGCCGATGCGTCCATGTTCCCCCTCAATAAACCGGTCCTGCTAACCGACGTGCTGACCGCCAGCGGTAAAGCAGGCGAGTCCGGCACGCTGGCCCGCTCGCTGGATGCAATTGCCGACCAGGCTAAACCCATGACCGTCGTTGTGCGCGTTGCACAGGGTGAAACCGAAGCGGAAACAACCTCCAACATTATCGGCGGCGTGACAGCTGACGGTAAAAAAACGGGCATGAAAGCGCTGTTATCTGCGCAGTCCCAGCTCGGCGTTAAGCCGCGCATTCTGGGCGTGCCGGGGCATGACACGCAGGCGGTTGCCACTGAGCTGCTGAGCGTGGCGCAGAGTCTGCGCGGGTTCGCCTATCTGTCAGCCTACGGCTGCAAAACGGTAGAGGAGGCCATTGCCTACCGCGCTAATTTCAGCCAGCGCGAGGGGATGCTGATCTGGCCTGATTTCATCAGTTTTGACACCGTGCTGAACGCTGACGCAACGGCTTACGCCTCAGCCCGTGCGCTTGGCCTGCGTGCCAAAATTGACGAACAGACCGGTTGGCACAAATCCCTGTCCAACGTGGGCGTGAACGGCGTCACCGGCATTTCTGCTGATGTGTTCTGGGATTTGCAGGACCCGGCAACCGATGCGGGGCTGCTGAACCAGAACGATGTCACCACGCTGATCCGCAAAGACGGTTTCCGCTTCTGGGGTTCCCGTTGCCTCAGTGACGATCCTCTGTTTGCCTTTGAAAACTACACCCGCACCGCGCAGGTACTGGCTGACACTATCGCAGAAGCGCACATGTGGGCGGTGGATGGCGTGCTTAACCCGTCGCTGGCCCGCGACATTATCGAAGGTATTCGCGCCAAACTGCGCAACCTGAAAACGCAGGGCTACATCATCGGCGCCGACTGCTGGCTGGATGAGTCCGTAAACGATAAGGATTCCCTGAAAGCCGGGAAGCTCACTATCGATTACGACTATACGCCGGTACCACCTCTGGAAAACCTGATGCTGCGCCAGCGCATCACCGATCAGTATCTGCTGGATTTCTCCAGCCAGGTCAGCGCGTAAGGGGACAATATGGCTTTACCACGCAAGTTAAAACACCTGAACCTGTTTAACGACGGGAATAACTATCAGGGGATCGTTGAGTCTCTGACCCTGCCTAAATTCGGCCGCAAGTTTGAAAAGTATCGCGGCGGCGGTATGCCCGGTTCGGCGGATGTTGATCTGGGGCTGGATGATGGGGCGCTGGACACGGAATTTTCAATCGGTGGCACCGAACTGCTGTTATTCAAGCAGATGGGTAAAGCCACCGTTGACGGCATCCAGCTGCGTTTCACCGGCTCCATTCAGCGTGACGATACCGGCGAAGTGCAGGCCGTTGAGCTGGTTGTGCGCGGGCGACATAAAGAAGTCGATTCCGGCGAATGGAAAACCGGCGAGAGCAACACCACAAAAGTCAGCAGCACCAACAGCTACGCGAAGCTGACCATCAACGGTGAGGTGCTCTATGAGGTTGATGTGATCAACATGATTGAAATCGTTGATGGCGAGGACCTGATGGAAGAACACCGCAACGCCTTGGGCCTCTGATCTACTTTAAAGGCGCGGGCAGCCGCGCCAGTACCTTATTAACAGGAAATGACAATGAGCGAACAACTGACTGAAAAAACCGTACAGCTGGACACCCCAATCAAACGCGGTAAAACCGAAATTGCCGAAATTGTGCTGCGCAAGCCGCAGTCCGGCGCGCTGCGTGGCACCCGTCTGCAGGCGATCATGGATATGGACGTCGGCGCGATGATGACGATTATTCCCCGCATCTCCACGCCCGCGCTGACCGCTCAGGAAATGGCTGAAATGGACCCCGCCGATCTCACCGCGCTGTCGGTTGAGGTGGTCACTTTTTTGTTGAAGAAATCGGTGCTTGCCGGTTTGCCGACAGCCTGACGGTAGAAGACCTGGTGGCTGATATCGCCACCATTTTTCACTGGCCGCCGTCCGTCACTGACGTTATGCCGCTGACCGAAGTGCTGGAGTGGCGGCATAAAGCGATTCAGAGAAGCGGGGCCAGCGATGAGTGACACTAACCTGCGTTTGCAGGTAATTCTAAATGCGGTTGATAAGCTCACCCGCCCATTCCGATCAGCGCAGGCCAGTTCTAAAGAGCTGGCTACCGCCATTCAGCAAAGCCGCGCAAGATTAAAAGAACTGGACGCCCAGGCGGGCCGTATTGACGGTTTCCGCAAGGCAAGCGCGCAGCTGGCCGTCACCGGCAACAGTCTTAAAGCCGCACGCGAAGAAGCGGCGAAACTTGCCACGCAGTTCTCGGCCACAAACCGGCCGACGGCGGCGCAGGCGCGTCTGCTGGAGCAGGCAAAAAACCGCGTTAACGAGCTGCAGAGCAAATACAACGGCCTGCGTCAGTCGGTGCAGCGTCAGCGTCTTGCGCTCAATGAGGCCGGGCTGGACACCAAAAAGCTGAGCAGTGCGCAGCGGGAGCTGCGGCAGAATGCCGACGAAACCCGGCAGGCGCTGGACCGACAGCAGAAATCCCTTAAGCGCCTGGGCGAGCAGCAGGCCCGTATGAACGCCGTACGCGATCAGTATTCGCGGCGCCTTGAGGTACGGGATCGTATCGCGGGCGCCGGAGCAACAACTACTGCCGCCGGGCTGGCGATGGGCGCGCCGGTGATGGCAGCCGTTAAAAGCTATGCCAGCATGGAAGATGCGATGAAAGGCGTTGCAAAGCAGGTTAACGGGCTGCGGGACGACAACGGCAATCGCACAAAACAGTTTTACGATATGCAGGATGCCATCAAGGCTGCCAGTGAACAGCTGCCGATGGAGAATGGCGCCATCGACTATGCCGCGCTGGTTGAAGGTGGCGCCCGCATGGGCGTGACAAACCAGAACGATTCTTACGAAGACCAGAAGCGTGACCTGCTGGCCTTTGCATCCACTGCAGCAAAGGCCGCAACGGCATTCGAGCTGCCCGCTGATGAGCTGGCGGAGGGGCTGGGGAAAATCGCGCAGCTGTATAAAGTGCCGACCCGTAATATTGAACAGCTGGGCGATGCCCTGAACTACCTGGACGATAACGCCATGTCTAAGGGCGGCGATATCATCAATGTGCTGCAGCGCATGGGGGGTGTGGCCGACCGGCTTGATTTCCGCAAGGCGGCCGCGCTGGGTTCCACCTTCCTGTCTCTGGGTGCCGCGCCTGAAATTGCCGCCAGCGCATCAAATGCGATGGTGCGCGAACTGTCGATTGCGACCATGCAGAGCAAGCGGTTCATGGAAGGTATGGATCTGCTGAAACTCAATCCAGAAGAGATTGAAAAGCAGATGACAAAGGACGCAATGGGGACCATTCAGCGCGTGCTGGAGAAGGTCAACAAGCTGCCGCAGGATAAACGCCTGTCCGCCATGACGATGATATTTGGTAAGGAGTTTGGCGACGATGCGGCGAAGCTTGCAAACAACCTGCCGGAGCTGCAGCGACAGCTGAAACTCACCTCAGGCACTGAGGCTAACGGCTCCATGCAGAAAGAATCCGATATCAATAAGGATTCACTTTCCGCGCAGTGGTTGCTTGTTAAAACGGGCGCGCAGAACGCTTTCAGTAGCCTGGGTGAAACCCTGCGCCAGCCGCTGATGGATATCATGGGGTACGTCAAAAGCGTTACCGGGGCACTGCGTCGATGGGTTGAGGCTAACCCGCAGCTGGCGGGCACGCTGATGAAAGTGGCTGCAGCCACAGCTGCGATCACCGTTGTGCTCGGCACGCTGGCGGTGGCCGTGGCTGCCGTGCTGGGGCCGCTGGCGGTGATCCGTTTTGGCCTGTCCGTGCTGGGTGTAAAAACACTCCCCTCCGTTATGTCTGCAGTGACCCGCACCGGCGGCGCGCTGTCCTGGCTGGCAAATGCGCCGCTTTCCCTGTTGCGCCGTGGCCTGGCTGCATCCGGCAGCAGCGCCGGATTGCTGGTGTCTCCCCTTAACGCCCTGCGCCGTTCTGCCGGGCTGGCTGGCAATGCGCTGAAAGCGCTGGCCGGTGCGCCGCTTGCTGTCCTTCGCGGCGGAATGTCTGGTATTCGCAACATTATCGGCATGGTAATGAATCCGCTGGCCGCGTTGCGCGGGGGGTTATCCGCAGCGGGTGGCGTGCTGCGTTTTCTGGCGTCCGGCCCGCTGGCCCTCCTTCGCGTTGCGCTGTACGGGATTTCTGGATTGCTGGGCGCCCTGCTTAGTCCGATAGGGCTCGTTGTGGCGGCGCTGGCTGGCGTGGCGCTGGTTGTCTGGAAATACTGGCAGCCGATAAGCGCATTTTTAGGCGGAGTGGTTGAAGGATTCAAAGCTGCAGCTGCGCCTGTCAGTGCGGCGTTTGAGCCACTGCAGCCTGTTTTCCAGTGGATAGGTGACAAGGTCCAGGCATTGTGGGGCTGGTTTACTGATCTGCTGACGCCGGTTAAATCCACCTCTGCAGAGCTGCAAAGCGCGGCGTCGATGGGGCGGCAGTTTGGGGAGGCGCTGGCGGCAGGGCTGAACATGGTCATGCACCCGCTGGATTCGCTTAAATCGGGCGTGTCCTGGCTGCTTGAAAAACTTGGCATTGTCAGCAAGGAAGCGGCCAAAGCGAAGCTTCCTGAGCAGGTCACGCGGCAGCAACCAGCCACGGTAAACACAGACGGTAAAGTGGTGCTGCCGCCTGGCGGATTCCCGCCGATGGGTTTTGCTGGCATGTACGACAGCGGCGGTACCATTCCGCGCGGCCAGTTCGGCATCGTGGGTGAGAATGGCCCAGAGATCGTAAACGGGCCCGCCAATGTCACCGGCAGGAAACGGACTGCTGATCTGGCGAGGGTGGCGGCAACGCTCAATCCTTCCCGGACGGAACCGGCCAGCGCTAAACAATATCCTGAACGCGCGATAGTTCTGCCGCCTGATAGTGTGAATGGTCCGGCAAATCTTCCGGTAATCAATCGTACTACTGAGCTGGTGAAACTGGCGGCAACGGTAAGCCCGGTTCGTGATGTAACAGCCAGCCCGGAGCAACGGCCTGAAAGCAGGTTGATGCTGCCGCCTGAGATTGTTAACGCCCCGGTAAATCGTCCTGGTCGGGATCGTGCTGCGGAGCTGGCTGATATCGCTGCGGCTGTCATGCCAGCACCGGCCATTATGGAAATCACGGATAACAGGGCTGACCCGATGGCTATGCGCCAGAAGGTGTTCGCTTCCGTGGTCGCTGGCGTAATGGGCCTGGCGGCTGCCCCGGCAGAAGCCGCACCACTTCATCCGTACAGTGTGCCTGTCAGGACGCAACCGGCGCCGTCGCCGAAGGAAGAGAGACAGCCGCAGGTAATTAAGTACGAGATAAGCGCGCCAATTCATATTGTCGCGCAGCCAGGGCAAAGCGCGCAGGATATCGCCCGCGAAGTGGCCCGGCAGCTTGATGAGCGTGAGCGCAGGGCCAGGGCAAAAACACGCAGTAATTTCAGTGATCGAGGGGGTTACGAATAATGATGATGGTGCTGGGGTTGTACGTATTCATGCTGCGAACCGTACCCTATCAGGAGCTGCAGTATCAGCGCAGCTGGCGGCACGCAGCTAACAGCCGGGTAAACCGGCGCCCGACAACGCAGTTTCTTGGGCCGGATAACGATTCGCTTACGCTGTCCGGCGTCCTGCTGCCGGAGATTACCGGCGGCAGGTTGTCTTTGCTGGCGCTGGAGCAGATGGCGGAGCTGGGGAAAGCCTGGCCCTTGATTGAGGGGAGCGGGACGATTTACGGCATGTTTGTGATCGAGAGTCTGAGCCAGACAAAAACAGAATTTTTTGAGAGCGGTATGCCCCGGCGCATCGAATTTTCGCTGAGCCTGAAACGGGTGGATGAGTCGCTGTCTGATATGTTCGGCAGTCTCAGCGACCAGCTCAGTAATTTGCAGGAATCTGCCACCTCTGCGATAGGCAATATGAAAAATACGGTTGGAGGGTTACTGCAGTGAATTTCAGCTCTGATCTCCTGAACCTGAACAGCAAAACTCCCGGTTTCAGTATCATCATTGAAGGTAAAGATGTGACTACCGTGCTGGATGCGCGCCTGATGAGTCTGACGTTGACGGATAACCGGGGCTTTGAAGCGGACCAGCTTGATCTGGAACTGGACGACTCGGACGGGCTAATCGTTCTGCCGCGTCGGGGGGCCATTATTCAGTTTGCGCTGGGGTGGAAAGGTCAGCCGCTTTATCCGAAAGGGGCGTTTACTGTCGATGAGATTGAGCACAGCGGCGCGCCTGACCGTCTCACAATCCGCGCGCGTAGTGCAGATTTCCGTGAAACCCTGAATACGCGGCGTGAAAAGTCCTGGCACCAGACAACGGTGGGCGAAGTTGTGAAGGAAATCGCGGGCAGGCACAAATTAAAAATGGCGCTGGGAAAGGACCTGTTGGACAAGCCTGTCGATCATCTTGACCAGACTAATGAAAGCGACGCCAGCTTTGTGATGAAGCTGGCGCGGCAGTATGGGGCGATAGCCTCAGTTAAGGACGGCAATCTGTTGTTTATCCGCCAGGGGCAGGGCAGAACGGCAAGCGGTAAGCCGCTACCGGTTATCACCATCACCCGCCAGGCTGGTGACGGTCATCGTTTTACCCTGGCTGATCGCGATGCCTATACGGGGGTAATTGCCAGCTGGCTCCATACCCGTGAGCCAAAGAAAAAAGAGACAGCAAAGGTTAAGCGCCGTCGAAAGAAAACCACCGCGGCAAAGGAGCCGGAAGCAAAACAGGGAGATTACCTGGTTGGGACGGATGAAAACGTGCTGGTACTCAACAGAACTTATGCAAACCGCAGCAATGCAGAGCGAGCGGCAAAGATGCAGTGGGAGCGCCTGCAGCGCGGGGTAGCAACATTCTCCCTGCAGCTCGCAGAGGGAAGGGCTGATCTGTATACCGAAATGCCGGTGAAGGTGAGCGGCTTTAAACAGCCCATTGATGATGCCGAATGGACCATTACCACCCTGACGCATAGTGTCAGTGCAGATAATGGTTTCACTACGACTCTGGAGCTTGAAGTTAAGATTGATGATCTTGAAATGGAGTAATGGGTTCTCAAAATTGAATAATGATGTATCATTATTGTGATTTTGGCAAAAGTGGTGGGATAACCGGAATGATGAATTGTCCAGAGTGCGGCCAGGCAGCCCATACAAGAAGCAGTTTTCAGGTATCAGCAACAACCAAAGAACGTTACAACCAGTGCCAAAATATCAACTGCGGTTGTACTTTTGTCACGCACGAAACATTTGTTAGGCATATCATAAAGCCTAATGTGATTTCTTCTGCGCCCCCACATCCGGGAAAAGATGGGCAAGGGCACATGAATTTTTAAAAAGAACCCGCTTTCAAAGCGGGTTTTTTTGTCGCCAGTCCAAAAGCCTGTCGCCAT